AATAATACCTTTCCTTTCTTACTTGACATATCTAATCCAACCATCATGAATATATGAATTTCCGTGTAAATCTAATGTATAATGATCAAAAACTTCACTTGCTCGCTTTTTTTGTATTTCGTCTTTTGGTATTCCGTTTTTTAAATCTTCTATAAATTCAACTAAATAATTCATACATTGGTTTTTATCAAGTCTTTTTATATCTGCATTAACATTATCTAATTTTTTATTTATTGGTTCTAATGCTTTTGCAAATTTATTATCTAATGCTTTATCAACTGGCTTTTTAGTTTTTTCTATAAATGTAAAAATTGTTAAAATAGCATTCAAAAGTGTTGCTAATGATATAATAATTACTGATAATTGTTCCAATTTACTTACTCCTCCTCTCTTGTAAAAATCTATAAAAAAAGCGAAAAAAATAACGCTCTAAAATTGAATTTAAGGCGTTTTTATTTTTCGTTAATATACTTTAATTACTTAATTTTAAGGCTTTAAAAGGATTTTTCATTGTAAGTAAATTATTTGTAATCTTCCCCTGTTATTTCTTTGTACTCTTCTGCTGTTATCCATTTACCAACAGCATTATATACCCTTGTTTTATTCCATATACCATTATTGTAATATTCTTTTACTTTTTCAAAATTCTTGCTCATGATTAAGCCTCCTCTAAATCAATATCGGTCATCATTGCTAAATACTCTATGTCGCCTTGCATTTTTCTTTCTTTTATTTCAGCTTTTGATAGCTCTCTTAAAATAAAATAGTAACCATCTTCATAATGAGCTACTTGTACTAATTCCATGTGCTCATATTCTTGTTTAACTACTTGTCCGTCTTCTTGTCCTTCTATAATTACTTTTGATAATTTACCTTTAAAATCATTTTCTGTAACTTCTGTTTCTGATACAAAATTATTGCCATTTAATTTTAGGTCTTTAAATTGTGTTCCATCAGATAACGTAATTTTCCACGATTTTTCCATTTTGGTACCTCCTTAAATAAATTATAATATAATTGTGTCATGTTTGTAATTTGCTGCATTGACATATTTTTGTAGTTTCCAGACATCCACGACTTAAATATGTTTTCTATTTCTTTATATGTTAATATATTTTTATCTAATAGCCTTTTGTATGCTTTTAATTTTCTCCTTTCCCTCGTTATTGCTTTTGGGTTAATTTTTCTTATAATTCTTCCTGTTTCTATTAATTGGTATTTTATTTGTAAAATCTTAAATTGTTGTGATAATTTTACAATATGTGTTTTCTTTTCATTTATTATTAACCCTAATTCATTAGCAATTTTCCTAATCCCTTCTAATACTTCTTTTAAATATTCTTTACTTTCATGTATTAAATACATGTCATCGGTATATCTACCATAATACTTAATACCTTTTACTATTTTTATATAATTATCTATTCTTGAAGGATAAGCAATACCTATATTTTGTGAAGGTTGGCTACCAATATCGACACCTCTCCCATTTTTATTTTCTGCATTAAAGACATTAAATACATTTTTTAGAATCCATAATGTAATCTGTGCCTCTTCTTTATTAACTTTTTTTAAAAAGCTCTGCAAATTTTCCAAGCATAAATTATGTGGAATACTTGCATAATATTTACTAAAGTCTATTAATAGTATATATCCTTCATTACTTTTATGTTTTCTGTAATATTGGTGTAAATGTACTTCTAGTCTTTTTCTATGAAATGATACACCTTTATTTTTTTGACTTGCCCCATTGTCATATATTAAATAGGGAGTAATAGCTGGAGTTAAAACATTATCACAAATCAAATGATTTACAGTTTTATCTATCATATCATTTGTTGTAATATTTCTTATTTTGCCCCTTTCATTTATTGTAAATTTACTACCCTTTGTAGGTTTGTATTTCCACTCTTTAATATCTCTTTGCAGTTCAGCAGTTAATAACAAATGATTAACTTCAAAAAGCTGCGACTGATATTTAAAAGGTGCAGATTTTATTGCTTTCGTTCCAGCTTCATATATTTTATTAGCATCATAAAAAATATTCATAAAATCACTTTTATAGTATTACTGGTCGTAACCAAATACATAATGATTAGCATTTATCAATTTTATCAAATTGAAGGGATAGTCTTTCCTTTCCTTTTCCCATTGCCCTGCTATGGAAACTTAGTCCATTATTAATAGCTTGGTTGTGAAATCCGGACGAACACCACCAGAGTTAGAGGCGTTGTTGTTGTTCGCATTGCCGTTGTTGTTCACATTCGCGAAATTCGACGCAGAAACGACATTTAAAGATTACCCACTATTTTAGATCTTTTAAAAATCTATTGTCAGACTGTCTAAGAGATTTAATCATATTAAATTCTTTTTGAATTTCCAATACTAAATTTGTGTATTTATTTAGATCAGCATATAAGCATTCCCCTATATATTGTAATTCATCTTGCAACGCATTGCAGCAAGCCATCGCTCTATCCATTTCAATACGTCTTTCTTCAAATTCAGACATATAACTAGGAAATATTGTATTTGCAATTCTTAAATGTTGGCTTATTCCACATGCGAAATCTATAACTTTATTTGTAGAACGTTCTATTTGTTGCTTAAAATATTGATATGTTCTTTTTTTTATTCTTTCTTGATCATCGTTAGGGAACATTCTTATTTTTTCAGCAATAATATTTGCAATTTTTGTTTCACTAATATAAAAGTTATTTTCTGCAAGCTTGGTAACAGCCATTCTAATTAAATACGCATTATGTATTGTTTGTAATTTTGATTCTCTTCTCTTACTTTTCTTAATATCTGACATACGCTAATAATACTATTTACTCCTTTTCTTATTTACAAAGAAGTATATCATTTTATTTTAATTATTTTAACTATTCCAGAAATTAACTATGTTCTATGACAGGGCATAAAGCCCTGTCGATGTCTGATTAATAGATTAGGAAAGCCGGACGAACACCACCAGAGCCAGAGGCGTTGGCGCTGTCCGCATTGCCGCCGGAGTGCACACGCGCGAAAAGCGACGCAGAAACGACATCTCTTAACCAGTACCATTGTCTAGATCCACTATCGTTTAAAGCAACAGTTAAATCGTGTCTATGCCTAAATAATGATAATTGAGATTTATCTATTGTATAATTATTAGGTATATTGCTTCCATTTAAGCAATTCTTAAATATATTGCTGCCATATACCATTGTTTCGTTCATCAATTCTATATCACTATCATACCAAGTTCCACCGCTTTCATAGCCGTTACTTACAGCATTTTGCAAATGATTTCTATGTTTTAAAATATGACTTGTTTCAAAATCATTTTTTATTATAGTTTTAAATGGAGTTAAATTAGTTGTGTACATTGCACTTCCAATATATGCTCCTGTAGTAACATTACTTGTATTCATTTGTGCATTTCCCATTGTTCGCTCTGGTATCATTAAAACATGAGGTGTAGTACATTCAGTATCCCCCATGTGTAATCTGTAATTTATATCTGCAACTATATATTTTCTATTACTAACTTTACCAATTATGTAGTCCCCTATATAAATGTCATCAAATGTTCCTGCTGCTATTTGTTTTGATAAAGTTCCATCATAAAATAAATCGGTTATATCTTTACCCCTATAAATTGCATTATGTGCTCCGGCATTTCTTGGAATGATACCACTTAATAAATTCTTAAATGCTATTTTCTTTGTTTCGCCATTACCCAAATCAACCATACACATTATATCTGTATCTTTTGCTTCGGTTGCTTCGGTTAATTCTGATATTTTTTTAATCATTTTATAGATCCTCCTTTAATATTTTAAATTATATTCCACCTATTATTAATTCTCCGCCTTCTGTAGCAATATTGTTGCCATCTTCTGTTGTGACAGGAGATATTGCTTCCATTACTAAGGCTTGTAAATTGTCTATTTCTAGTTGTAGTTTTCCTGCTGCATCTTCACTTAATTGTCCTTTTATTCTTTCAAACCAAACATCAAAATTTTCTGTTTGTTCTTTAAACCATTTTTCAAAGTCTTGTGTTTCTGCTTTTATCATACTGTCCCATAATGCCTTATATTGGTCTAATATATTTGTAAAATCTGGTGTTTGTACAGCACAAATTACATTTCCACAGTCGCTACTATTAAACCTTGTATCCTCTATTAAATCTGTCGTTATTGCAGTAGTTCCTGCCGGAATATTAATTTTTGCTATTCTTATTTCATATATACTTGTACCTCTTGTCAATGCCGGTGCAACTGCTTTCTCTGCAAAAGTTCCTTGTACTATTTCTGCTGTTATTTGCCTGTTAGGTATATCAAGTCTGATTACAATATTATCAATTCTATTTAATACACCATCTGCATTTGCAACGCTTAAAACTTTTTCTGGATCGTTATTATATCTATATCCATTTATATTTGCATCGCCACTTTCTACACTAACTGACATATTATCATTTGAAACTACTTTTAAACCATTATTAAATATTCCATTTGTGAAATATTTTGATAAATGTAAAGCCCAATCAGCAGCATAATACACTCTGTCAGCATTAACAGAATCGAAAAAACTACTTTTTTCAGCCATATTTTTGTCCTTCCTTTCTTATTAATTATCATCGTCAGTAAATGTTTCTTTTAAAGGCGTTCCAAATGTTGGTGTTATAGTAATTTTATTGCCTTCTATAACTTCTTCTACTTCTGTTATTCTTAGGTTTTCTTGTATATTCCAGCTTTCTTTTTTTACTGTTACAACATCTCCTAAATCCCAACCTTTTTTATAGTCATTTGCGTACACTTCAAATTTTATAGATTCTGATATTGAAGCTATTTTTTCATTTCCTTTTTCTTTTAAAACTTCATTATATTCGCTAGTAGTTAAATCTCCTTTTGCTTCACTTTTTGCGTCAACAAATGTTTCTACAATATCAAAATCGTGTAAGCCTGCTGTATTATTAATTTCTACTAATACTCTGCTATCTCCTTCGCCTTCTCCACCTACCAACACATCAGTACAAAGCGTACCGCCATCATTTAAGTAGTCCGCTTTATTTATGTTTGAATATTCTTCGCTAAATTCATAAAATGAATTATTGGTTTGCTCTACAGTTCTATTTAAACCTTCGTAGTTTTCAAACCTATACTTTTTATTTTCTATATCTGCGATTATTCTAAAACCTACATTTGCAGCTTTAGCAAGTTTTACCAAATAATTATAAATATTTTTGTAAGTAACTTGAAAAGTAATTTTTTCACTATCTATAGTTGTATCTGCTATTTCTAACTTGCTAAATGGTGTCATTTTATTTAAAATTACTCTCATTCCTGCAAGTATTTTTCCAGTAAAGTTAATTCTTTTCTTTACTATTCTTCTGTATAACAAATAAGATAAAAACCTACCAATTACAACTAATTCTGTAGTATTTGTACTTTCTATTATTTCAACGCTTTTAACAAAACCCGCTTCTTTGCTTTCTTCTCTTATTATGACATTATCCTTTTTGAAAATAGCTATATTTCTTTCTGTCGCTTTTAAATGTAATTCAAATTCTCCTGCTTCAAAATATTTTCTACGCCATCTTAGGGAAGTATATTCATCAATTACACCTTGAAAATTTAGATCCCTATCATATATATATAATTCAATGTTTTTCATATTACACCGCCCCATATTCTATACTATAAGACACTTTTGTTTCTAGGCTTTCTTCCCCATCTTCTGCACCTGCTCTTAGAGTATTATCGCCTGAGTGCATTTGCAAAAATTTGCTTCCATATTTCATTTTATAGTTAATATTTTCAGTCTCATTTGTAGATGTAGGAATATAAATTACATTCTTATTACCTCTATGTGTTGTAATTATAATCTGGTCGCCTGCTTCCATTTCAATATTTACTGCTATTTTTTCTTGCGTATTTACATTTATCAAATATGGATTTAAAACTTTACCATTTGCAATAAATCTTATTGTAACACCAAATTCTATATTTGTATCATTTGTTATTGTTCCCATAGTTGTTACATTTTTTGTTGCAAATTCTATTCCTTTGTCTTGCTCAGAAATCATAGGAAAACAGAATTGAGGCGTCCACGTAGACATGGACGCTTCTGATTCTTCTATATCTTTAAAATATGGATAAGGACATATAAGAGAAATTGTAAATGTTCTAGGTACTCCTTTTTCTGATACATCTACATCTTCTACTATATATTCAATTTTTCTTTCTATATCATCTTCATAATAATATAACGTTCCTATTGTATCTAATGGAAATATATTATATAATGTTTCTCTTCTTTTTGCGAAATTATCTACAATTATCCCATTTATTACTATATTTCTTTTCTTTACGCTCGTTCCTGTGTAACTTTCTCCTATTCCATAGGCACTTGATACAGTAGATACATTACCTTTTACATCATATAGTCCATCTGTAGAAGTAATAAAAAAAGGAAAATCATAAGTAAATGTTATTTTATTGTTCTTATTGTTTTCACAAATAATTTTTTTCATTATAAACATTTCTCCTTTTCTTATAATATTTTACGTATGCAAAAGTTTATATTTTTGTATTTCTCTTCTTAGTAATCTAGCATTTTCTGCTGGAGATGTTTCTGTCGGACTATTTATTGTTAAATTAAAGCTATTATCAATATTATTACTTGGTGTTTCTTCCATTCCATTAGTATATTCTTGATTTTCTTTTGCAGTTAATACTCTTTCGCCTTTATGTAGTAATGCCAAATAATCATCATAAGGTACGTTTGCCATACCAACTTTTAATCTTGGTATATTTAGTTCATTTAATCTACTAATATTTACACCCGGTATATTATTAATAACATCAATAGCCCAGTTTATTGACCTTATAAATCCGTTAATAGTATTTTGTGCAAAACTAATTATTGAATTTACAACATTTTTAAAAGCTCCGCCTATAGCGTTACCTATTGTTGTTCCTATATTGGTAAACATATTTTTAATTGTATTCCAAATTCCTTGAAAGAAGCCACCAACATTACTAAATATACTTTTAATTCCATTCCATGCAGCTTGAAAACTATTTTTAAAGAAGCTCCCAACACTAGCAAATATATTTTTAATTCCATTCCAAATATTTTGAAAATATTGTTGCCATGTCCCAACAATGCCTTTTATTGCTTCCCACGCACCGCTAAAATCTCCGTGAAAAACAGCTGTTACAGCACTAAATATACCTTTTATTGTATCAAATATTGCTTGGAAATAACCTGTTACTGCGTCCCATATAGTTTTAACAACAGTCCACGCAGTTTGAAAGAATCCACCTATTACAGTACCTACAACACTAAATATAATTTTTATGTTTTCCCATATAGCACCAAAGTATTGTACTACCATGTCCCATACTGCCTTTATAACTTCCCATGCTACCCTAAAGTATGTACCTAATACTTGCGAAACAACAGAAAATACAGCTTTTATATTTTCCCAAATTGCTGCAAAATATGGCTGTACTAAATCCCATATTGTTTTTATAAATTCCCATGCAGCTTGGAAGGCACCCATTAAAGACTCTATTACAGGTTGTAAACTTGCTTTTATTCCTTCCCATAAAGCTACAAAATATGGTTGTACTATATCCCATACTGCTTTAATATTATTCCATGCATTAATTACAGCATTTTTTATTACTTCAAATACACTCATTACTAGGTTTCTAAACCACTCACATTTATTCCATAATAGTATAATTGCTGCTATGATAGCAGTAATTACTAAAATTATAGGGTTTGCAGCTATAAAGCTAAATAAACCACTTGCAGCAGTCTTTATTATGCTAAACATTGATACAATTTTCGGCCCGTATGTTAATATGGATCCTATCGAAGAAATAATTTTACCAACAAAAATTAATATTGGTCCGGAGTGCAGCAACTAATGCTAATACTACTAACATTACCTTTTGTGCTGCTGGACTTAAATTAGATAACCAATTTACAAAATTAGATAATCCATTACATATTTTTTGTATTATAGGTAATAATATTTCCCCTAATTTGCTACATAATTCAGTCACAGTATTTTTTACTTGTTGTATTTTTGCTGCTGTTGTTTCATACCTTTTTGACGATTCTGTTGTCAATGCAGAATTTTGAGTCCATGCATCATTACTTATATTTAACATTTCTGTCATAAGATCTGAAGCACTTGATAGTCTTTTCATTGTGTCTGTTTGTCTTAATGAAGTAACACCCAAATCATCTAATATAACATTTAAGTTTTCTCCACCAGCACTTGCGTCGCCCATTCCTTTTACTACAGCTTGAATAGCAGACATCGCGTCATTTTGCCATAAATTCTTAAAGTCATTTACTGATAAACCGGCTACATTAGCCCATGTTTTCAGTGTTTTAGAATTTAAGGCAACATCTTTATCAATTTTAGTAATAACAGCAGAAATTGCAGAGCCTCCTCCTTCTGCCTCCAGTCCAACACTTGAAAGTGAAGTTGCTAAGGCTAAAATTTGTTGCTCTGTTAAACCTACTTGTTTACCAGATGAGCCTATTCTTGTAGCCATATTTAAAATATCTGCTTCTGTTGTTGCTGCATTGTTTCCTAAATCAACTAATGCAGCACCAAATCTATCTACAGTATTTATATCAGAGCCCATAACATTATATAATTGTGCAATAGCTGTTGCCGCTTCATCTGAGGAAAGGTTTGTAGAATCTCCTAGCCTTACCATTGTTTTAGTAAATCCTAAAATATTTTCAGTTTTTACTCCTAATTGCCCAGCAGCTTCTGCAACAGATGCAATATCTGTTGCACTACTTGCAGTCCCCTCTGATAAATCAAATAAACCTTCTTTTATTTTTCTTAATTCTTCATCAGTTCCATCTACAGTTTTAGTTACTCCTGTAAATGCTGTTTCAAAATCTATTGCACTTTTAGCAACACCCACTAATGCTGCACTTGCAGCAGCACTAACAATAGTTAGTTTCTTACCTACATTAGTTATAGAATTTCCTAAAGTTTGCATTTTTGTTCCAACTGCTGCAATTTGCTGTGTTCCAACAGAGCCAAACGATTTAGCTTCTTTTTCTAAATTCTTTAATTTTTGTTCTGTTGCTACAATTTCTCTTTGAAAATCTCTATATTGTTGTTCTGTTATTTCTCCTTTATTAAATTGCTCTTGTACCTGTGCTTGTGTAGACTTTAATATATTTAATTTTTCTCTACATTCTGCAATACTTTTGTTTAATAAATCTTGTTTTTGCTTTAAAAGTGTAACATTAGTAGGATCCATTTTTAATAGCGTATTTACGCCTTTTAGTTCATTTTGTAGACTTTTAGTTTTATCATTGACACTTTTTAAGGCGTTACCTAATTTAGTGGTATCGCCTCCAATTTCTACGGTTATACCTTGTATTCTACTCGCCATCTATACCACCTACTAAAATAAAAGAAACAAGCTATTAATTGGCTCGTTTCTTCAATTTTTCTCTCAATTTAATTCTATCTGGAGTAGTTTCTTCTAATCTTTTAGCATTTTTTAAATATTCTCTACCTTCATCAGTTTGCGAACAATTATATATAAATGCTTCTCTAAGAAAAAATAAATATTTTACAAAATCTAATTCCTCTACTTCTAGCATTGATATTCTTAAATATTCTGCAACTCTTTTTTCCCCTATACTTTCTACAATATAACCTGTGTCCATATTATCGTCATTATCCGGATAATATGGACATTTTAGTTTTTTGAATTTTGTATGCTATTAACCCATTCAAAATAATTATTTAATAGATCCACTATTTCGTCTATGTCGTAATTATCTTCTACTTGTTCAGTAGAAATTTTAAAGTTTTGTCTATTTTTGCTTAAAGCTAAAGATACAGCTTCTGTAAGGTTGCTTATGTCTTTTTCTCCTAACTCTTCTGTATTTTTTACCTCGCTTAAAGCAGCTATTTTCTTTAAAACTTTTAATTTTGGTGGCTCTATATTCAATATTTTGCCATTTTTTAGTTTTATATCAAAATACCTTGTTTTTAATTTTGTCATATCATACATAATAATATTCCTCCTTTTACTTTTAAAGAGAGATGGCTGTTTATTTTATACCATCTCTCTATTTTTTTAGGCTGTTTGCTCTATTTCTTCTTGTAATAAAATTAATGTTCCTTCATCATCTGATGGTGCTGCTTCAAATTCCGCATCAATAACAGTTTCTTTATCCTTAGCAAATGCTAATGTAAAGCCTGCTGTATTTTTACCAACTACAGTAACACGTACATCTCCATCAACAGGATCTTTATGTACGAAATGTATAATGTAGCTTTTATTGTCGTTATTATCAATACCACCAATTTTTACAGTTCTTATACCTTTTTTGGTATCTTCTGTAACTCTACCAGTAGCTACTAATTTCTTTAATGTTTCTCCGTTCCATGTCATAATACCAGATTTTAATTTTGCTTCTTCCTTAGTGATTATAGTTTTTTTAGCTTTTCCTAAATCATCTTCTGCTGTATAATATTCTGGTTTGTACTCTAATTCAGCACCACCTTGTATATATCCTGCTAAATTAGTATCTTTTTCAATTTCTGTATTTTCTGGAATACTTCCAGAAAACTCTGTAATATATAAATTTCCACTACCTAAAGTAATAGTTTGTTTAGTTCTTTTACCCATAATTAATTTCCTTCCTTTCTTATTTTTTCTAAAATTGGATCTAATACCCAAAATGTGCCATACATACCCTCAGAATCAAGCCATTCTGTTTGTGAATCATAGGTATAATAGTCTTTTTTTAATAATTCATTTACTTTTTGTATTTCTTTTAAATCACTATCATTATTTGTTTCGCTGTATCTTTCAATAGTAATATTGTTTTCAACTATATTATTAAGAAGATCAGCACCTCTAACTATTTTTCTATTTACATATAAGAAATAAGGCAATGCTGGAGGTTTTAAATATCTTAATTCTTTAATTTTAAATCCTGTTCCTTCTTTAAACCAATTTTCAATGTTCATTTGCTACTATCTCCTTTACACCACTTACAAATTTTTTCTCCGCTTCTATAACATTTTCACTTAAATATGGATTTCCTTGTACTCTGCCACCATTTCGTTTAGCATGACCATTTGCAAGTAAATGTGTTAATCTATATTCTGGATCCTTAACATACCATGTATATACAGCACTTGTAGATGTTTCTCGAGTTTTCTTATAACTAATATGTCTTTTATATTCCCCAGTTTTTACTGGCGAATCCCTTTTAGTATTTTTAGTCAACTCTACAGCAGTATCTTTTGCCAAAGTTTTTACTTTTTCTGTAACGTTACCAGCATACTGGTTAAGTATTTCTTGCATTTTAGTGGATAATTGAGTAATAGTTATATTATTATTTATTCCCATAGTTGCCTCCTTAAATTGTTACGCATTCTGCAACAAAAGTTAGTTTTAAACGTTTTTCCTGCTTATCATCTACATTCTTTATATCGAAATTTTTATTTTTATATAAAATTCTGTATTGAGATGTATTAAAAATAATATCTTCTAATTTGCTTATATACATAACTTTAAAATTATAAGTATTTTGTGTTATATTAGTTCTGGCGTTAAAGTATTCGTTGCCACTTGATTTATTAACTTCTGCATAGCAAGAGTAATAATCTTCCCATTTTTCGATGTCTGCATTTAATTTTTGAAATTTAATTAGTTTGTTCATAGCCATTTTTTCTCATCTCCATTTTTAGTTGCCATTCTAAGTCATTTAAAATCTTTCTAGTTGTATTTGAAATATTTTTTGAATCTAAATCTCTATAATCGTACAAATCAGAAATAACTAAAAGGGCTATTTGTTTAGCCCTTTCGTCTTCTGTTGGGTAGTTTTTGCCTATGGCACCTTGTAAATACAAGTTTGAAAAATTAATAAGTCTTATAATATTTCTTTTTATTACTTTGTCCTCTTCGACTTCTTCCACTAAAAAGCCTTTATAATCGCATACTTCTTCTATACTTACTGGTACATAAGTAACTTCTTCTTTTTCAGCCATAAGCTAGTCCTCCTTTATTTATGCATGTTCTTCTACAAGAATATAAGCATTTACAAATGCTTTGACATCTCTTACTTTTACATCTTCTCTTTCAATACCTCTAAATATTGTGCAGTCATCTTCAAAAGCGTTTATTTCATCTTCGCCACTTCCTACAACAGCTGTATTAGAAGTCATAATGTTTACTTTCTTTCTATCAAATAATACAATTCCTTCTTTGAAATCTCCAATTAAGAATGGTACTTTTGATTCTGTTGTTGCCATATCATCGTTAGGTATTACTTTTATAGGAACAACAGTTGCACCAGCTCTTAATTGCATATTTGCACTATTTGTTGGATCTGGATTTAATAAAGGTCTTCCGTTTTTATCTTCTAATTGGTCTAAATAATCTAAACCATCATCATTTGTAACAACAACAGAAGTTGGTTTAAATGCTTGTCCTAGTTCTTTATTTAATACAGACTTGATACCTTTTATTCCTGCATCTATAGCTTTAGCTTCTTTTGTTTTTATTGCTGCTAAAATTAAGTTGTTTCTTGTTACTCTTGATTCATCAGCTAACCATGCTAATACTGTATTTACTAAATTTTCATCAGAATCTTCTAACAATTCATTTGTAATTGGTAAATATCCTGCGTATTTATCAATAGCATATTTTATTCTTGAAAATGCTGGACCTTCAGTAGCAGAAATTGCAGATTTTTCTCCAACCTTTGTAAATCCTTTCTTTTGTTTTCTTGTTTTATATGTTCTTTCTCCAGACATTGTAGAAACGCTTTCAACTGTTACTAATTCTTCTAAAGAGAATTTACTTTCTCTTAATTCTTGAATTTTTGTTACTATATCAGCTGGTACTGTATAACCTCCTTCTGTTCCTGTTCCTTCATTTAAAGTCTTTGCAACTCTTCTGATAGCGTCTGCTACTTCTTTGATTACATTTTTTTCTTGTTTATTTGCTTTTTCTTCTGATACTTCTTCGTCTGTTGGTGTATTATCTTCTTTTTCTGCCGCATACATTCTTGCCTCTAAATCATATTCTTTTTGTAGTTCGTCAGCTTCGTCCATTAAAGCTGTTGCTTTCTCTAAGTCTTTGTTTTCCCCATCCATAAAATCTCTAGCCATCATTCTTTTTTGTGCAATTTTATTTAATAATTCTCTCATTTTTTTATTCATTTTTAATTACCTTCCTTTTCTTTTTGATTTTGTGAAAAAATAAAAGAGTCTAGTATTTTCATTCTTAAATCTAGCTCTTTTTCTAATTCCATATTTTCTTTTTTAACAGTTTTGTCTGCTTCATTTTCTATTATATCAGTTTCTTCTGATTCTTCCTTTACTTTTTCTTCTTGATAGTTTTTTGTTGTTCCAGCTCTAGGTTGTGCTGGTACTGCAACGAATGAAAGCTCGTACGCTTCCTTTGCACCATCCAGAGTAAAATAACAAATTTTCTTTCCTGCTGCTGTATCATACTCACGTCCCCACATATGCGGACAGTATGTTTTAGTATTGTCTGTACCACATATAGAACAATAAGCATGTTTTGGTTTACAACCAGTAGAAACTTCTTTTTTTATTCCCGCTTTTATTTCTTGAATTAAATCAGCATTGCTATTTGTTTTAACCATATAACATTTTGCAATTAATTGTGTATATATCTCTCCAGCACCTGTAAATTTGCTTGTGTCTTCTTGTACTAATTCGGTATCATAAATTCTAGCAATTTGATTATCTGCTGTTCTTCTATGATCTTTTATCATAGTTTTACCAACATATAATCTTTTTAAATCTTTTAGTGCATTTAAATTAAATGGCTCGTAATTTCTATCGTCTAATTCATTGTCGCCCATAATAACTTTAAATGTAAATACTTCTTCTGCACTTAGAGGACTTAAAGTTAATTTATTAATTTTCTTTAAATCTTCTTCTGTAACTTCTTGACTTTCTACATTAGCAGATTTACAAACTAAGCCTTTGATAAGGTTTTCTCCAATGCCTCTTTTATTGTTTTCTGGATCCATTTGTATAATTTACCCTCCTCTCCTTCAAAATTTTGTATATACTGAGCACCTGTATATTCTACAGGAATGCTAGCACCATTTCCAAGAAGCCTATCGCCTCCTTCTTTTGCTTCCAAATCAAGGAAAGCTCTTGCTTCGTTCGGTGTATATATAAAGTTTGATACACCTTTACTTAGTGTTTCAACCTGTGTTTTTTGGTCTGCTCTAAGTATTACAGCTACGTTAAATTTAAAATGGTAGCCTTCTGTTTCTTCTTCGTCATCTAGTAGTTTATAGCTTATTTCTTCTTCATATTGCTTTATAATATATAACATTGTATCTATGTAAAAACTTAATTGTTGTGCTTCTGCACTTGAATAACTTGACTTTTCATAATCTCCAATTTGATATGGTTTTATTCCAAAAGCACTAGCAATTTGCAATGCAGAATATTTTTTTACATCTATAAATTGGTTATCAGCAAGTTTTATATTAAGTGGTGTTAAAGTAGCACCTAGAGGAATAGGAATTATATTTTTTATTTGTTCATCGCTATATTTTCCTGTAGCAAATTTTTCAATTCCTTTTGCAAATTCTTTTGCACTTTCATCATTTAAAGAAGATGTGTACTGTACGACTGCTTTTGCTGTAAAACCATTTTCGTACATTTGATTCACTAACTCTTGTGCCTTGTTATTTCCTATAATTGTACTTCTTAATTTATCCCTAACTGACATTCCAGTTATTCCATCAAAAGAGCTTGATGTTTTAAAGTGTAATATTTCTTCTGATCCAAATCTATATGTTCCCGCCGAGCATGTATAAATATAATAAATATCTGGTATATCACTTAATTTTTTAGCGTCATCATACCAAATTTCTACATCTGACGATGGTAATATCCATAAACTTGTTTTTACGTCATTACCCTTTTTCTTAGTATCTATCAAAACATAAGCATTCCCGTAATGGTTTCTATTGTATTCAACAGTAGACCAAAACGTAGTTGCTGTCATATATTTATTAGGTCTTTCGTTTAAAACTCTATATAATGGATGATTCCTACATACTGTTACCCCGTTATTTTCATTATGTTTTAATAATTTTAGCGGTAATTTTCCTAAAGTTTCACTTAATACTTTTAAACAAGCAAAATATGTTGCTTCTGACAATTCGCTTTTATCAGTATCTTGTAAACCTAAAAAATTTACTAATGCTGACAACTGGTCATTTTTAGTATTATTTGAAGTTAAAGCCTTAAAAGATTTTTTAACTTTATCTATAATTTTCATTTACTCACCCCCCAATTCATCATTTGCAAGTAATTTTTCATTTCCTTGTCAATGTCTACTGGATCTTCCTCTTTTAATTTCATATAAGCTACATGGGCATCTATACAAGCATCAACTGGATCTATTCTTTTGGTTTTAGCTCTTGGCTCTTTATCAACTTTTATTTCGCCAAAACTATTTGCTACTACTTTAGCATTTGAAAAACTCCAGCTTAAAAGTTCATTTTGTTTGTCATACTCTATTTTTCTTGATTTAATATTTAATTTCATATCTTCTGTTGCATCATTTAAGAATCTTGCAGACTGTGTAATTGATAATAAAGGTACTCCAAATTCTTCTAAATCTGATAAAAAACCATCGGCATTATGAGGATCATATCCTATTGCTTTAAGTTTTAAATCGTATGCTTCTATAATTTTTTTTAAATGATTAATAATAAACTTATAGTCGTTCTTATATTCATTTGCCCCACCAGTTATAGTTATTAATCCGTTTTCTTCCCATAAATCATAAGGTGCAACATCTGTTTCTATGTGTTCTTCTAACCTACCTTTAGGCATAAATGAATGTGAATAAATATAAAATTTTTCACTATCTAGCGGAAACTCTAATGAAATTGTAGTTAAATCTCCACCACTTGATAAATCTATACCAGCATAACAGGCTTTTCCACGCATATTTTCTAAAGTTTTATCTGTTTCGCATTCTTTCCATTTATCTATGTCTATAAATTGGTCATCTGTGTTTTTTACCCACATATTTAGGGACTTTACCATAAAGTCCCTTTGTTCATTTCCTCCCATATCTTTAGCAGTTTGCATATCTGTTATTAATACTTTTAATGTATCTTCTTTTGCTGCTAAATAAGGGTTAGCTTTTATTAAATTTTTAGGATCCCATATATCGTCGCCTTTATCTAGTGCGTATATGTCAACAAAAAAGTCTTCTGCAATAGCAATTCCTCGTAAAATATTACAACAATAATTATCCAATTCATAGCATGGCGTATTAATTTTATCGCCTCTAGTTGTAATTATGCTTATTAATGTTTCTGGAAGTGATTTTGTTCCATTATATAGAGCTTTATATATTTGATTCGTTTTGTGTTGGTGGTATTCATCTATACTTGCATATATAGCTCTGAATCCATCATCTAAACCACTTTCTTTACTTAATGCCTCTATTGTGCAATGCGTTTCATTAGCAATAATCGTTGATTTATAATCTTTTACTGCAAACATTCCGTCTTTTTCACTTGCAATATCTTGTCCTGCCAAGTCTTCATCACTTTGTATGAATTTTGACATTTCTTCCCATGCAAGCCTTGCTTGACGTTTCTTAGTTGCTGCTGTAAATAATTTTCCGTAATAATAACCGCTAAATCCTGCAATATATGTTCCTCTAATACCATTTTTAAAAGTTTTACTATTTTGTCTTGCCATTGATTCGTAAGATCTTCTAAACCTTCTTTTGCCTTTTTCATTATACCAACCAAACAAGCAACCCATATCAAAAATTTGAAATCCTAATAATTGTACTGGCTTTTTTTCAAAACCTTCTCCAATAGTTAAGGTTTCTGCGTACTCTAAAATTCTTTCTGATTTTGCAACATCCCAATAATATGGAAATTCTGCTGTATTCTGTCTTTCTAAATCTCTTAAATGTCTTTCACAGGCTAGTCTATGTAATTCTCCTGTAAAAACTTCTCTGTTTACAACCTTTCGAGCATATTCTGTTACTCTATCTATCATTACCCCACGAATTTAGCAAATTTATTTTCTTTCGGCTTTTCTGGTGGTTCTGGTACTATTAATCTGCATCTGCTTGTAATAGTTAATCCTAAATCACTAGCACATTGCCTACATTGTTTGAAAGCTCTGTCTTGATTTATTAAGTTAGTATCTATCTCGCTCGAAAGTAAAGCCTGCATTTCCATATTATCTTTATTTTGTTTTGACGACTTCTTTTTAAAAGCTGTGCTTAATGCTTTTGTGAATTTTAAATAGTTATCTTTAGATATTAAATAACGAGCTAGACAGTCTTCGTCTAACTCGGTCATTATTCCTATATCTACAAGTTTTGTTGCAATTTCCATAAACTCGTTTTTTTGTTTCTTACTTAAATAGCTTGGTGGCTTAACATCTTTATAGTCATCTGTGTTTACTTCTGTACTTTTTCTTTTTGCTATTTCTTCTTTAGTAAGATGTTTCTTCCCCTTTGCTATAATAAGTTCTATTGGCTCTCTTTGTTTACCATAACCTGCCATAATTCCCACCTCTATTTTTAGCATACGCATTTTTGAATTTTGGTGCTACTGATGAAGCGATTATGGGGAGTTTTTTCTACGAAGACCTCCCCTGCACCGGTTCCCCATAGGGTATCAATACTTTTTTGACCACCCCCTACGGGTAATTGTAACAGCTGTTCGTAAAATTTTTAATTATTTTTCATTATCTTTTTTTGTATTTTTTGTTTTACTTTTAGTAGTATTCTTTTTTGTTTCTTCTTCTGTTGTTTCTTCCTCGTTGCTTTCTTCCTCTTCAACAGCTTCTTTATCTTCTTTTACTTCTTCTGTTTCAACATTTGTTGCCTCTTCTTGTTCTTCTTCTAATTCTTCTGATTCATTTTCTTTTTGTGTTTCTTCTTCGTTACTTTCTTCTACTTCGTTTGTTATTTTTTCTTTGTTATCTTCCTCTGTTGTTTCTTGTTTGTCATCTGGTGTTTCCTCTTCTTCAACAGGTATATATAAATTTCTTTCATTTACTAAATAATTTATTCTTTCTTCTGTTAGTTCTTTATTGTCTTTTGCGTACTCCTCTTCTAATATTGCGTCCCTATCTACATGTCTATTTAATACTACATCTGTGTATCCCCTATCTGCTATATGTTTCATTTTAAATCATCCTTTCTTTACTTTGTTATATTATTTATTCTATTTTGTACTAAGCTATCTGGCTTAGTTTGTATAACCTGTGTAGGTTTTAAAGGTCTCACTCTGTAATCCATTAAGTCTAATAAGTTTATTTGTATTGTTGTTTCATTACATATATTAATACCATCTAGACCATAACTATTTAATAATCTTACTAAATCATTTACAAATAGTTTTGCTTTTTCCGGATTCACATTGACCTCTACAGTAACTATATTATCTTGCTGTTTATTTTCTTGCAGCATATTTATTCCCCCTTTCTTTCTTTTGAAAACGATTATGTCTTTTGTCATGGTGTGCATGACATAATGCACGTAAGTTATAGTAGTCTAGTCTTCTTTTCCAACCTTCTGGAGTTTCTATAAATTCTAAATGATGTACTTCTTCTGCTAGTTGTATTTCATAAGTAGGATCTTTTTTGTTTTCTTCTATACAGTCTTCACATCTATACGCATACTTTATATCTCCGTATTTATGCTGTAAGTCTTGTAAATATCTTTCTTTTAACTGCAACCATTCCTTACTTTTACGAAACTTAACTAACTTAGGATCTCTTTTTTTATCATATCTATAGTTATATTGTTTCTGCCTTTCTTCCATTTCTTTATCTACTTTTGCTTGGCATTCACTACAATACCTATTAGGATATTCAATTATTTTCTTGCATTTTGCACACATTTTAACTATCATTTCTTATTATTCCCCTTAGTTTTATTTCGTTTATATATTTGTCTAAGTATTTCTTATTATCTGTTTTTCTTGCTATATAATCATTGCATTTTGTAATTATTGTTTTTCCTTTTGCAATAGTAACTATATTATTACTACATACTTTATTTATACAGTTCGGGCATATTTTACTTTTGTATTCTTTCATGGCTACTACCTCGCTTTTTCAATAATTAATTCGTGAAGAAACAATATTGTTTTTTATCTATATTTTTACAGGAGTTTTATCTGAAAAACATACTTAATTTATTTAATAGGAGCTTTCTTTTGGAATTTCTAAAGAATTGGTATTACATTTTAAAAAACTTCACTAAATTAATTAAAAGCACCAAAAAAGAGTCCTATAAAATAGAACTCTTTTACTGGCTAAAATAAAAGGGGAATATCCTTTTAGTAGAGAATTATTTAAGATGTACTCTTAAACTTTCTCCAATTATAATTATATTACAAAGTAATTTATAATTTCTACCAAATTTCTGACCAATTTTTGACCAATTTTTGATTTTTTACACATTTATTACTTTTAACATAATTTGCATAGCTGCATCCCTTATATTTTTTAATTGATTTACTGTTCTTGTTTCCTTATATACTTCAAAATATGTATTATTAACATAGTTCCATTTAGGCTCGTACATATAGTAAGTTTTTACAATTAACCTTTGTTCATTATTTAGTGCCTTTAACATTCTATCAACTTTTCCTACAAGATCACGTAATGGCTCTGCTTTTTCTTCATTTCTTACATTTTCATTCATTAACTTTATTTTATCAGCCTTATTGATATATGTTAATTTGTCCTTGTATGATAATGCTATGTTTTCTGTTGGTTTATTTATTTTATTTGTATTTCCGCTTCGGCATATCTGATATAGCTGGCGAACTTAACGACATTCCTTCTATTACTTCTTCTTCACTTTCTGTATATTTCTTACCATTGTATGATAATAATACTTTATTCTTCGCAATTTTATTTTCCAATTCTTCTAACTGGGATTTACTTACTAAATACCCTTTTAACATTTCTTCTATATCGCATTTTTCATACATAACGTTACTCCTTTCATCTTTTGAGATTCTGTAATGTTCTATAATATCTCATATATGTATAGGGCTCTTTATTGCCTTTTACAATTTCATTTATTGTATTTCGTTGTATTCCTTCACTTTGTAATAATTTTATAAACTTTTTCTTTGTTAATTTCTTATTACTAAGATTTTGAAAAATTAAACTTAAAGATTCTGCCATTTTTTTACCTACTTCGCATACTGCTTCTGCAACTTTTTGTACTGCATTTATTAAATTATCAAATACTTCTTTTATTGCTAAATATTCATCATTTTTTAGGCTTATTGTTTTACTATCTGCGTCAAATGTAATTTCTGTTATATAACCTGTTTTATAGAGTGTTTGTATATCTGCTATTGTTACATCTTCGTAATTAATTTGTTTCATTTTCTATTTCTCCCGCTTCTGGATCTATTTTTACTATTACATAAGCTATATCTTTGTCAAAACCTTCCTTTTCTAAATCCTTAGCATATTTTTTTATAATAAACACAGGTTGTATAAAAATATCACATTTTTTATTAGCCCATATTTCGTAATTTTCCAAATTTTCGCCTTTTCTTACTAAATCTTTTAAAGTATTGTTTAATTTTTCATTTATTTTTATTCTTTCCTTGTTTATTTCTCTTAAATAAGCAACTTCTTTTAAATTTTGTTTTTTATTCTTCTTCATTTGCTGCTTTCCTTTCATAATAATTTTTAACCTCTTCTTTATCGCCTAAAATTAAGGCATTTTCTATATCATTATAAAATATTGCTAACCCTGCTAATTGTTCCGCCATTAAATTTATTATTTTATCTTTATCTCGTATTCTTTCATTTCTAGCTCTTATCAAAATTTGTGCTTGGTTGAATTTTTCCTCTAATTCTCTTATTTTTATATTTTGTTCCTTTATTTTATCTCTATAATTTATTTTTATAGCGTTTTTGTTTACCACTTCTAAATCAAAAACAGATATTCCACCACTAATTAATGAATCTATTGTATTTATTAAATGTTTTCTTTGATTTTTCTTTCTTTTTATTGCTTTTATGTTTTCTTGTTTTATGATTCTTTCCGCTTCTTTAAAACAATTTTTCATATTCCGTACCTCTCATATTCTCTTTTACTTTGTAAGAAACATTTTCTTACTTCTTCATCTAGTCTTATTTCTTCGTTGTCCTTTTTTATGAAATAATACAATTTTTGCCCTCTTAGTTTTCTAAAATAAACCTGATATTCTATATTGTCTTTTAATCTTATATAATAGCCCCAGTCGCTCGGGTGTAAATTTGTTAAAACGTATTCTTCAAGTGTTATTTCCTTACTCATAAGTAGCCCCTTTCAAATAATTTTTAGGTACGCCAAAATTTAATGTTATATTTTTTTCTATATCTTTTAAAATTTCTTTGTCTAATTCCATATCAGACTTTTTAAAATTAACTAATGCCATATTTGCTAGTTTTTCCGCTTCTTCTCTTCCTTTTATATTTATTATAGTTCTTGCTTTTTCCTGTAATTTCATAGGTGGTACCCAATTAAACCCAAAATAATTAAAAAATTCGTCGTTCGTATGTGTTAGCCAAAATACAGATAATATTTCACTCATTTTTTTAGGTATCGAATTATTTAATATATAATTTCTTTCATTTTCAGTATAATGTTTTAATTTTATTGTTTCTTTCATTGTTTCTAATATTTCTTTATATGAATATATATTGTATATATTATTCATTCCTCTTTTTATTGCCTCTTCTTGTATCAATGGAAGTTGTGCTTTTGCATGAACATTTATTAATTTGTAATATATGTCTTCTGCTTCTTTATTATATAATTGGTTAATTACTTGCATTTCTTCCCCATTTTTTCTAATAACAGACATACAACTTATATCTTTTCCTTCTGCTATATCTATACCTATAATTAAACAGTCTTCCATGACTTATTATTCGCTCCCTTCTAATAACTTAAAAAATACTATTGCTGCAAATAAACTTCCAAATGCTAATAATATTTCATAATGGATCAGATAATTTATAAAACAATATAAACTAAATAATGATAAAGTAATATAAGCTGGTTTTATTAAAAATTTTAATATTTTATCATATATAAATATAAATGCTTCTTTTAAAGTTTCCAAAATTTCATTAAACATTTTTTCCTACCTTTCCGGTTTTATTTCCTCCATGTTTTCACAATTTCTACATTCTAAATTGCAGTTTATGCCCTCTTCTGGTATTACTTCTTCTACATCATTACACCAACAATTAAAATAATTACACCATTTACTCATTTTCTGCTCCTTTCAATATTTTTTCTTTCGCTTTATACCAGCTATCATCAATTTTTAATTCACTATTTTTTTCAATATAGTTCATAGCTTTAAATAACAAGCAGTCATTATCTTTTAATTCTCCCATACCGTTGTAAGCCTCTTCTGGTGGATCTATTCTTTTCCCATCTTTATTAATTTTAAAAATTAATATTGGTTGAAATAAACCGCTTCCTATCATACATTTTGGGTATAGCATTTGTAATATTATTCGCCATTCTTCATTTGTTACATCACTTATATTTTTATTTACTATTTCTTTTATTTTCTCTTCTGTAAAATCATAATATCTATATCTAACCTTTTCTACTCTGTTTTTATCTTCTTCTTTATAATCTAACATTTTTATTCCCCTTTCTTATTTCTTCTACAGCATTAGTCCAGCATTTAGTACAACCTATACTTTCATAGTTGCAAATATCTTCTTCTTTTTGTTTATCTATTTTTTCTGTTCCAAATACATCTGATGGACACATATTCACTCCACCATCACAAAATATTGTATGGCATCCCGCTTCTGTAGCATGTTCTATTATTATTTTCATAATTTCTTTATATGTAATATCCATTTTAGGATCTTCTGTAAATATTACTTTCTTTTTTCCGGACATATCATATATATTTGACATTTTGCACCTCTTCTTTATTCTATTTCAAATAGTATTTCTGCATAGGTAATTTCATTTGTTTTTTTATCGTAATATTCTCTTATTATCATAAACAGCGGCGTTTGATATTTACTTTTAAAACTTATTCTTATTTTTGTTTTTTCACATTTACTTTTTTTATTTTTTTGTTGATAAATTTTAATCATTGGTAAATCCTTTCTATTGTTTTTTCCTTAACATTTCTTTATTAAAGCATTTTTCACAAACCCCGTAGCCTATACCAACTTCATTATGTATTTCATAAGATGTATAACTATCTCCAGCTTTTATTTTTTTGCCACAATGTGCACAATTTATTATCTCTTCCATATTATCAGCATATATTTTTACATTCCACTCATTCGGTACACGATATTTTTCGTATTTATGCCTTTCGTAGTTCCATATTTTTAATAACATAAATAATCACTCCTAAAATATTTTTACTCTTTCTGGCTTTACTTCTGTTTTAGGTGGCTCTATTATTTCTTTTACCATTCCTAAATCAAATTTTGTAAAACATTCATTATATCCGTATAGCATGTCCTTGTATAAAAACATATTTTTATTTACTTGCTTTACAAATATGTATTCATGATTATTTTTACTAATAATCTTTGGTATTTTCATAATTAATCTCCTTCTGTTTGTATTTGCATCAATTTCCATAATTTTTGCTTTTCTATTCCCTCTTCTATATCTAAAACGTTAAAAGCATTTTCTAAAGCACTTAATCCTATTGTAAATAATTTTCCTTTTTCTTCATCTGCAAATTGATTTACCATATCATACAAAGCATATTTTAATTCTTTAATTTCTTGATTTTTGTTTTTTTCTACCATTTCATAATGTTTAATTATTGCTTTTAAATTATCTTTGTGTGCTATTTCCGCTTCTCTACATAATGATCTAATTAGCGAATTTTTTAATATATCTTTATCTATTTTTAATTCTCGTTTCATAGCTTTTTTTATGGATCTTAACGGAGAATACTCATAAATTTTATCTCCTATTTTGTTTTCTACTAATACGCCTATTTCTTCTGGAATATCTTGTTTTACTTCATAATATAACTCTCTCGGCATTACATAATAGTTATAATTTCCAATAAAAGTATTATGGCATTTGCTATAAAAATCTTTTTTAGTTACTTTTATTTCATAGCACTTAAACCAATTATTTGTATCGTATGTAAGAAAATCCACTCTTTCATTTCCAAACCAACCTATTGTAACTTCTGGGCAACCAAATATACCTTGTTTTCCTGTATATCTTCTTAAATACTTTTCAAATTCTAAAGTTTCTTTAGTTTTAGACATTTTTACACCTCTTTTTAATTATCTTTATCATGATTACTTAACCTTCTAAAATCGACATTGATCCACACTTCGCTAACCATATCTTCAATTTTTGCTATTCCTCTTCTTGATAACTGCAAGCCATCAGAACTTATATTTGTTTTCTTTTCGTCATCTCTAGTTTCTTGTAATTCGCTTAATGCTTCTACACATTCTTTTTCATTTGAATAATCATACTTACAATAATAATTATCATGATTACAAACCATATATTCTAAATCTAGTATTGAATATTCAAATGTTTTCTTAGGGTTATATGGTCTTGCTATAATTATAAAATTATCGTTTCTAGCAATAACTTTAAATCTTTTTTTCTGACCTTTCCAACCTATTTTAGCTTCTGGTATTGCAAATAAACTTAATATCTCTTTTAGTGTAT